TACTTCGCGTCCTTGCTGTCCGACTTGACGTCCGCCGCGCGCTTCGCGGCCTCGCGCTTACCGGCGGCGGTCTGCGGGCCGGTCAGCGACTTCGGGTCCGCCGTGTCGTGCTCCTGAAGCTCGCGCCACGCGGACGCCAGGCGCTCATCACGCTGCTCGTCCGACTCGTCACCGCGCCGGTCGGTGTCGTTGGCCTCGCGCTCCAGATCCTCGCGGGTCTTGAAATCGCCGTCGTCCTCGATGGTCAGACCCTCGTTGTCCACGATCTTGTTCTCATCCTCGGACGGGTGCGCGGTCGGGTCCAGCAGCGACACTTCGCCGTGTGCGTTCTCGGCCGTCTCGTCCGTGCCGCGCGCGTCGTAGAACGTGGACTCGCCGGCCGCGTTGGTCTTAGGCATGATCAGATCCTCTCACGTGACAGTGGCGAGGGGCGAGAGCTGCGCTGCTCCCGCCCCTCCGCTGACCTGTGTACCCCAGAACTAGGCGGCAGCCACGTACGCGCCCGGGTCCAGCGAGATGTAGTTGACGTACCACTTCACCGTGCCGGTATTGGTGGCGTCGGTGATGGCCCGGATCGAACCGGTGCCCACCGTGAATTCGTTGTTCTGCACCGCGAAGACACCAGCGCTGGCCGCTGTGCCGGCCGCGACGGTCGGGACACCGATCAGCGTGCCGACGGCCAGCGAGGCCACGGCCACGTTCGCGCAGATGTCGGCGTTGCCGGTGGTGGCGGTGCTCAACACGTTGAGCTTGAGGTTGGTGGCGGTCGCGCTCATTGCGGTGACCACCTGACCGACGATGTTCGTGATGATCACGTTGCCGCCGACGATGTTGAACAGCACGCCGGTGGCCGTGGCCGGGAGCACCGCCGCCGCACGGACCACGGTCGGACCGTAGTTGGCCAGTAGGAGCTGCTTACCCTGGATCTGGGAGGACATGGGTCAGCCCCCTTACGCCGTGTAGTTGCGCAGGTTGGTGACCTTACGCTGGCTATCGATGTCGCCCAGGATGTACTGGGTGACCTTGGCGGAGTGCGAGGCGGTCAGCCAGGCGAACCCGTCGGACAGCGCGCCCTGCGGCACCCAGACGAACAGCAGGTCCGGGGTTCCGGACACGGTGAGCACCGCGCCGCTGATACCGGTGGTCTGCGCCGTCCACACGCCGGACGTCTGGGTGTAGGCGAAGACACCGTTGGCCAGGGTGATGCCGCCGGCGAGGTTCTGCGAGGTGCCACCGCTGGCCGCGTTGGCCTCGGTGACAGTCAGGGTGGAGGCGTTGGCCGGGGTGTCCACCAGGAAGCCGATACCGGAGTAGTCGCGCAGCGACGCGCGCACGGATCCGCCGGAAGCGTTGCGACCGAGGTTGTACGTCCGCCCCAAGGGCAGCATCGAACTCATGACATGTCTCCTCTGTTAGGCGGCCAGGGCGTCACTGCTGGCGTTTGTCTTGTCGATCATACGCACCGACGATTCACCCCTAGATACTCGTTGACATCCCAACGATGGATAGGTAGACTGAGAGCATGACGAACGAGACAATCCCGAGCGAGCGTGCCACGGTGATCGGCCCGCATCGCAGGTGGCACGGCCAGACCGGCACGGTGATCGAGACGGACGCGGAGGGCTGGAAGCGCCTGCGGTTCGATGTCAGCGCGATCGAGTCCCGGTTCGAGTGGTTCGCGCCCAGCCAGATCAAGATCTCCTGAACAGCAAACCGCCCGGGCGAGGATGGGGACTCGCCCGGGCGGTCGCGTTACGCGGCCAGGCTAGCTCAGCGCGCGGCCAACTGGACGTAGGGCGAAAGGGTCGGGCCGCCGTTGCGCGGGGTGATCGCGCTCTGGAGCCACGGCCGGCCGTCCACCCGCTCGATGAACCGGTACGCCATCATGTCGTTGCCGAACAGGTAGTCGGCGGACTGCTCCGCCTCCATCGCCATCCGGTCACCGATCAGGTACTGCGAGAAGTCCACCAGCGACACGTCGCCGGCACCACCCAGCGCGGTGACCTTCTCCGAGACGACGATCGGCAGGCCGAGGAGCTGCATGACCGGCGCGCCAGTCCCGTTGTTCGCGGCGATCGGGCCGAGGATCGAGCCACCGGTGCCGACGGACAGCGCCATGGTGAACAGCTCCGGCAGCGCGTTCGGCGGGACCACCCAGACGGCGTTGGCCAGCGAGGACGGCAGCATGCGGGCGTACATCGCGACGATGTTCTCCCACAGGATCGTGCCCGACGCCTGGCCGCCCTGCGCGGCTACGGACAGGATCGCCGCGTTGTTCGGGTTGAGCACACCCAGCGGCTCACCGACGCCCGAACCGAACAGGAACGCGATGTCCTCGAACCACGAGATGCCCTGCGGCATCATCGTGTTGAGCAGCGTCTCCACGCTGATGGCGGAGTCCCGGCGCAGCTCGTTCGGGACGGCAGTGTAGGCGGTAAGCTTCTTGGCCTCCAGCACGATCCGGCCGAAGGTCGGCTGAGACTGGGTGAGCGCCGCGCCTTCCTCCGCCCAGTAGCCGATGATGCCGCCGTAGACGCTGGACACGTTCGACGTGGAGTCCACGATCGGCATCGACACGCGCAGGCTGGTCATCGGGATGACCGTCGCCCGGGGGCGCACGAGCGCTGTCTCCAGCGCCACCTGCATCAGAGTGGCCCGGAACTCGTCCGGGATCAGGAAGCCGCCGCTGGCCGGCTCGGTGGACGACATGGCCGCCTCAACCAGCGCGCGCCGCTCGTGGTCCGCGCCGGTCTGGATCGACTTCGTGGACACGCAGGTCAGGAAGTCCCACAGATCCTCGAACTTCCCATCGAGTTTCGCGCCGGCCCCCACCCGGTCCGACTTGTAGGTGCCGGACTGACGCTGCGCGCGGACGTCGGCGGCGGTGGCCTTGCGCTTGCCACCACCGGCCAGCAGCTCCGCGCCCCGGTCCCGGGCGTAGGAGGCCATGGCCCGGTTGACCGCATCGTCAACCTGCTCCTGGACGTCGACGTTCTTGCGGCCGAACTCGGCCACGTAGTTGGTCATGAACTCCGGGAGGGATCCCTCGTCCATGATCGTCTTCATCGTGGCGCGGTTGGTCAGCGCCTCCTGAAGACCGTCGGCCGTGTTGGGCACGGCCAGCTTGGTGCTCACAGAGCAACTTCCTTCCTGGCCGTGTGGCCGTTCTTGTTCATCCACGCCCACATCGCCATGGTGTGTGCGAAGTCTTCTTCTTCGGTACTCAGAGCCGGATCCTCGAAATCCTCCCGAGCAGGAGCGGGATCGTCATCCTGCTCCTCATTCACCGGAGTCGGCTCGTGCTCGTCCAGCTTCGCCACCACGGCGGTGGGGAGGCGGTCGCGCCAGGCGGCCAGGCGATCCCAGACCAGGGTGTCCTCGTCATCCTCGCCGGGCGCGTCGGTCAGCTCGTCCACCAGACCGGCGTCGTACGCCTCCTGGCCGGTGAACCACGTGCCATCTTCCGCGTTCACCGTCATCAGGGCACGCCAGTGCTCCGCGTCCTCGCCGGCCCGGTCCGCGTACATCTCCGCCATGGTCCCGCTCACCTTGTCGAGCAGCTCAGCGGCGCGGGTCAGGGTGGCGGAGTTGCCGTACGTCCCGGTCATCCCGTCATGGATCATCACCATGGCGTGCTTGGCCATCCGGATCCGATCGCCGGCGAGCATGATGAACGAAGCCGCTGAGGCGGCCAGCCCATCCACGTGCACGGTCACCGTGCCCGGGTGGCGCGCCAGCAGGGTGTGGATCGCCACGCCCTGGAAGACGTCCCCGCCCGGGGAGTTGAGCCGCACATCGATGGGACCGGTGCCAGCGTCGCGCAGTGCGGCGGCCACGTCCGCCGCGCCGATGCCCGAGTCGAAGAATCCACCGGACCCGATCGGCCCGTAGATCATCAGCTCGGTCCCGCTGGCCGTCGCTTTGCAGGCGAGACCAGGGACCGTTTCACGTGAAACGTCGGCACGCTCACGCACGAACTCCACCGCCGGGGCCAGGGCGGCCAGCAGCTCACGCCTGCGCTTGTTCACGGGTTGACCGCCCCCTCGTATCGGTTCAGCGCGGCGATGATCAGATCCGCATCCTCTTGTGTCAGTGCCACGGCAACCAGGGACGCGGATCCAGAAACGACTACGCCGTTCTCTCTCACGCAGTCCTGCTCGCGGATGATCGTCACACCCCAGTGGGTGCCGGCGCGATAGACGTACTCAGCACTCATCGGCCGTCCTTCCGCTTGATCACCCGACACCGGCAGTGGTTGCCGAACTCCTCACCGACGCACTTGATGTAGGCGCGCCCGTTCGGGTAGTCCGAATATGCCTCTGTGCGGTTACGGTACAGCCTGCCAAGATTCTTTTGACAGGGCTCGCAGCAGTTCTTGTCCGGGTGGCCGACGACTTTCCACCGCATCGCGGCGTCAATGCCGATCTCGTCCCATTCGTCCGCGCCCGTGTCCAGGCCGCGCAGGATGAACCGCGCGTCCGCGCGCGCCCCGTCCCGCGATGTTTCACGTGAAACATCGTCGCCTTCAGCCTGCTGCTCGTCCCGCTTTCCAGGCGGGACGGGCATCGGCACGACGGCCGGCTCTGGCTTGGCGTAGCCCAGGTCCGGCCACTCCACCATCTCCAGCACCTTGGCAGCGTCCATGCCGGCCTCGACCAGGGTCACCACCACGCGCGCCTTGACGTCCAGCTCCTGAAGCTCTGCCTCGTGGTTGGCCGGCGTCGGGTCCTCGTAGTCCAGCTCCAGCGAGCGCGTGCCCGCGCCGAACAGCGGGAGCAGGCTGTGGTTGAACGTCGAACGCCACCGGTCCAGCCGGGGCTTGATCATCTCGCTGGAGTAGAGGTACTGGCCGGCCTCCGCGTTGGCGCGGTTGACGTCTTCGACGATGCCCAACATCGACTTCGGCATGCCGAATGCCGTCAGGGTCTTGTCCCGCGACGCGTTGTCCAGCTCCACCATTTGCATGTCGCGCATGCTGAGCTGCGTCTCCACCCAGTCAGCGCCATGCTCCAGCATGGCCACCCGGTGCGCCTTGCCGACACCCTGGTGAGACTCGCGCCAGCGCTGGTTCATCTGCCGCCACTGCTCATCGTTCAGATGACGATCGATCTTGATGATGCCGCCCGGGCGCGCGCTGTTCTCGAAGAACGCGGCCTGCCATTCCTTCGTGAAGCGCTGCGCGTCCAGATCGCGCAGCAGCGCCTGCACCGCGCCCTGCCCCCGGTACGCGTCGGTGGCCGACGGACGCACCACGCGCAGCAGCTCGCGATTGTCCAGCGGGATGCGCTGTGCCCGGTCCGGCGAGGTGTAGACCCACCCGGCCAGGAAGCGATCCATGTCCGGGACCGGGGTCAGCCGGTCGGGGCGCAGCACCCACATGTCCAGCGGGTAGGCCACGTTCTCGAAGAACCCGAGGATGACGTCACTCTCGCCCACCAGCTCGAAGTGGATCTGCGCCTGCTCGATCAGCATCGACAGGCTCTGGAAGTCGTTCGGCTTGGCAAGCAGGTCCAGCACCGCGTGCGAGGTGACCTGCTTGCGATCTTCGATCTTCCCGCTGGCCGCGCGCTGCCATAGCTTCCACGGGACCGAGCCGACCTTCTCCGCCAGGCGCGACGCGATCGACCAGACCACGCTGTCCTGGCCGTACGTCATCAGGTAGGTCAGATACAGCTCCGCGCCGGACCGGTCTCCATAGAGCGTCTGGCGTCCGCCGGGCATGGGGCGCGCCAGCGGGACCGGGGTGCGGTCGTAGCCGTCGAACCGCTGGATCTCACGCCGCGCGGCGGACGGGAGCTGAAGACGCTCCACCGCCCGCTCTAGCGGTTCGATCCATCGGCTCACTCGATCACACGCCCCTCGCGCTGTCCTGCGTTGATCATGGTACGGGGCGACGGCTGCACGTCAAGGATCGCCTTGACCCGCCGCTCACCGGGGGTGAGTGGAGCACAGATCATCGTGACGAACGGATTCAATCCGTTCGCGCAGTCCGGATCGTGCTCACAGTTGACGTGCTCGCCTTCTACCACGACGTCACCAGCACGTTGCCGGAGCCGGCGGCCAGCACCACCTGGACGGGTCCGCCGTAGGCGGGTTGGGGGGATTCGTAGTACGCGCCGGATGCCACCGTGACCGTGTGGTCCGTGGCGCTGGCCGCGCCTGAGCCGAACCGCAGGTACGCGATCTGGCCGCTGATGTTGGAGACCACCCATCCGCGCCGGGATCCGCCGGCCAGCAGCGCCGCCGACGTGGTGCTGGCCGGCACGGCGGTCACGGTGGCGGTCTGCGGTGCGGAGACGCTCATCGGTAGACCCCCTGCGTGCGCGCGGCGTCGGCCTGGCCGACGGGCGAAGTGGCGTCGAACAGGAAGGCCAACAGGCCCAGCGCGACACCGAGCGAGATCAACCCGGCGGCGGTGCTGATCTGGAAAACCCCGGTCACGATGAGCGCCACGGCGGCCAGCAGTAGCGCCGGCGTGCGCAGCAGCGCGAGCCTTTCCCACCTGATCATGTGTGCAGGATACGCACTGACCCCGGAAAGTAACCAGCCCCGGGCGGCTCATGCCTGCCATAAAGGATCAGGGTGAGGCCGGACTTCCCGGGGCTTCATCCACTCTAGCCCAACCACCTGATCCCCGGCATCGGCTGAAGATCCAGGTACGCCACCGCATACCGCCCGGCGTCCATCGAGTGATCGTCTTCCTTGCGTGGCTCATCCGGAACCAGGGTGGGCCGCGCGCTGGTGGGGTTCTTCCACACGTAGCCCTCGATCTCGTCACCGAACCACAGCGGCTTACTCGCCTCGTCCAGCTCACGGTCGCGTTCGGTCAGCGCGTCGCGGCAGATCAGCATCCGGGGCCGGCCATCGCCTGCGATCTCCAGCCGTTTCTGGAACGCCTGGATCCCGTCGCTCACCGTCTTGGTAGCCGGCACGGTGCTGAAGCCGAGGTGGCGTTCCAGGGTGGCCCGGTCTTCCGCGTCGTGATCGCAGATGACCGCCTCGGGTTCGGGGTAGTTCCACACCCGCCCGTTGTTCATCCCGCCGCCGGCAGCCTTCCTGAACGACACGACGTCCAGGATCTCCTTGGCGTGGTCCTCCACCAACCGCTTGGTCCGGTAGATCTCGTGCTCCAGATACATCCGGCCGTCGCCGTCGATCGCCCATTGCTGCCACACGAACGGGTTGGTGTACCCGAAGTCGATCGTCCAGATCCTGCGCCACTTCAGCGGGAGGCGATCGGGGCGCACGGTGGTGGCGAAGTCCTCGCGGCGCACGAGGTGAACCTCAGGATTCCACTCGTAGATCATGCCCTCGGACGAGTGCCACTTGCCGTAGCGCAGACGCTGGAGCCGCGCGCCGGTGAGCGCGTCCAGGCGTGCGATGTAGGCGCGCCCGTACTCGGTGAGCTGGCCGGCCTCATCGAACAGGCGCGGGTTGTCCTCGTGGTGCGAGTACAGCATCGTGGTGTGGCCGGCGTCGCAGCGACGCTTCAGCCAGTGCGACGGGGCCTGCGGGTTGCAGTCCGCGATCAGTTGCTGGAACGACACGCGGCCGTTGCGCAGGCGGGAGTTGGCCTTCTCCCAGTCGTCCAGGGTGCAGTCGGTGGCCTCTTGGATGAAGATCACGTCGTACTCCGAGGACATGATCTTGTCCGGCTGGTCCATGCCGCCCACCACGATCACGGACCCGTTGACGTAGGTGTACTGCGCCGGCCGCTCCGCGCTTCCGCCGTACCACTTCAGCAGGCCGGCGCTGATCGCCTCCACCGCCACCTGTTCGCGGAACGTGACCAGCCCCGTACTGGTCAGTGACTTGTGCGTCTTGCGCGCGATCAGCGCGCGCATGCCCGGGTTCTTCAGGCACATCAGATGGATCTTGTACAGCACCGCGAACGACTTGCCCGTGCCGGCCGGGCCGGCCAGCAAGACTTCGGGATCGCGGCACGCCATCACCGCGCGTGCCGCGCCCCGAAGCTGGACCCGCTTGGTGATCACTTCCTGCGTCATGCCGCGAGGATACATCGTTGATATGCTGTCAGGATGCGAACGTGGGAGCAGGCTATGGAGGCGGCGCAAAGCGCGATGAGCGGGTCACAGTACCTGCGCGCGGACGTGTGGATCCGCTACGCCACCGAGGTGCGCCTGGCCGCCGCCGCGCCCGGGCCGGCACCCGTCGCCGAAGAGCGCCTCACCCTCCACGACGTGGAGGCGGGCGTGTGCGACACGCACCCAGCATTCGACGACAGGTTCACCTTCCGCGTGCGGGACAAGCGCATCGGTGGCTGGTGGGTACATACCCACGACGGATCAGCCTGCGACCTGGACTAGATCTGCCCTCGATACTCCCGCATCTCATCCATTGCGTGACCAGCGATCTCCGCTGATTCGGTGAGGCGGTTAAGCGTCTCGGCCAGGAAGCGCTGAGCGTACAACCCGTGGATCGTCGTCGGCGTCGCACCCACCGCGTCACCGACACAGGCCAGCGCCTGCGAGCCAAGACGCTCGCGAAGCTCACGGATCGCGGCGGCCAGATCCTCCAGTGCGAAGATCGCTGCGCTGGCCGCCACGCGGTGCGCTTCGCGAGCGCTGGCCGCCACTAGAAACCGCCGGAGTAGCGCGTCATCTCCGCCTTGCACGCTTCCAGGATCCCGGTCACCTCGTCCAGGCGCTCGAACGCGCCGGCCAAGAACGCCTGGGCGTTGCGCGCGCTCTCCGGTCCGTCCCCGCCATCACCGAGAGCGTTATGCACGGCTGCCGCCGCCTGCTCTCCCGCGCCGGCGCGCGCGGCCAGCAGAGCCTGCTGGAATTCCTCGATCGCGATGCCAGCGAACCCTGCTGCTTGGATGTGGTCGTCTCTGCTTGTCATGAATTCACCCTACCATACTCGTTGAGATCTTGACGATACAAGAGTAGAGTGAACAGCATGAGTTCGCTGTTCCCACCACCCCCACCTGACGACGGGCCACGCACCTATACCGGCGCATTCGATCAGGGCAAGTACTGGATCGATGCACAAGGGAACTACCTGCCGATCTCCGGCATGGGATACGACCACGTGAACAACTGCCTGGCCATGCTCCTGCGGGAAGCGCGGGCACACGCGGCGCACTACCACAGCAGCGCCTGGTCGTTCGCCTGCTACTCAAATGCACCCATTGAAGTGCTCGATTCCCTGGAATGGAGTGAGTACCGCGCGCGCCTCAATCCAGCCGGGTGGATGAAGAGCACCACTCTCTATCGATCCCTGAAAAAACGACGCAAGCAGATCATGAAAGGAACGAGCGCATGACCCACACGCAGACCTGGCCGATGTTCTGCCAGCACTACTCCACCAGCGCCAAGCAGTTGGACACGCTGCCCATCCGTACCGCCTGGTTCGCCATGGGACTGACCGGGATCGAGGCGGCCAGGTGGGCGAACATGGGCTTCCTGCCCAGCGAAGCGGCGCGTGCCCTGCTGGCTGGCGACACGATCGAGGCCATCGAGGCGCGCGAGCTGGCCGCGCACCCCTGACCAGACAGCGATGCGCCCCTGCGGAGGGGAAGTCCGCAGGGGCGCATCTATGCGTGTTCGGCGCGCGACCAGCCTACGTCAGATTCGCGTCGTTGAGACCACCGATCTCATACCGGACCGTCGCCGCGCTTTCGACCTTGGTCGGAGAGTCCAGACCCATCCGCTTCGCGAGTTGATCATCAGCCCTCATCATCAGCTCCAGCGCCTTCAACCGAAGCGCGTAGTCACGCACCACCGCGCCGGACTCCGGATCCATGACCACCGCGCCGTCCTTGCCGGCGGTCACCGGAGCGCCCTTCATCTCGGCCAGCTCCAGCAGCCGGCGGCGCGCATCCGCATTGCGCTCCAGCGAGTCCTGAAGTAGCTCACGCTGCACAAACTCCGGCATGGTCCGCCGAACGTCGCGCACGATCTGCCCAACGCGCTCTTGGCTGATCCCGTACTTCTCCCCCAGCGCTTCCTGCGTCATACCCCCGATGACGTGCTCGCGCCAGATCGTTCCGTTACGGCCTTCCAGGCGTGGAGAACGACCAGTCACGTCTGTCCTCTCTCTCCACCACTTCTAGCACACCACGTCTGACCTGCGATCATAGCCCCTCCGATGATCCCTTACGAGGGCGTGATGCGGCGGTCACCTTGGCCCGTGCCACCTTCTGCGCCTCACGCGTACGGATCGCGGCCAGCCATGCGGGCGTGGCCACCGCCGGCCGCGCCAGGAACGCCTTGAGATCGGTGACGTTCAGCGCGGTGAACGGTGGCAGGCTCGCACCCCAGATGCACAGCGAGTCCCATCCCCGCCCATCGTGCACGGCATACGCGCCCCACTGGTCACCCCACCCGAACCGCACCGCCCACCAGTCCTTCACGCCCCCGGGCCGGCCCGTGGTGGCGTGCGGCTTACACCCGCGTGAGTACTGCGTCGTGGTCACCCAGCCCGCGTCCGCCCCGAACCACCCCAGCGCACGCACCGCGCTGGGCGACTCCTTCCACACGCCGTCCCGGGACGACACCTCCGGCTCGGGATACAACACCAGCTCCGGGGCCGGCGTGCGCCCCCGCGTCGGATCCACCGGGAGCACGTCGAACACCAGCTTCGGCCAGGTCACACTGCCTCCCACACAGTGAACACCACGCCACCCGGACCCGTGTCCGCGAACGTCTTGACCGTCTCGCCCCCGAGACACAGCGCATCGTCGGCCAGCACACCCGCCTGCACGAGGGCATCGAGCAGGTTGCGACGTAGTTTGTCCTCGTCCCCGTAGCCAATAGCCGTCGGCCAGGATGCATCGGCGTGCGCCGCCGCCTCCCGCTCGAACGCGAACAGCGCGTCCACGATCACCGGGCCATGATGCCGCATGCCTTCGATCCCCGACCGCATGCCGGCGATCATCTGCTTCTTCCAGGCCACGGAGCGCTCATTGTCCTTGAGCGACACCCGACACTTGCCGGCCCCTGTCCGAATATGAACAGGCTCCAGCGAACCCTTCGTGCGCGGCCGGCCGGTGATCGCCAGAGTCCATAGCTCCGCGCCTCGCTCTGGCCGCGTTCCCGTGGTTCCCGGCCAGAGCGACCGAACCCCCATCACAGCGCGAAGTCCCGGTCTTCCACCCGCCGCAGCAGCATCGCCCTTAGAGCCACGCCACGGCTTGTTAGCCCTCCGCCGGCACCCAGGACCCCCGCCTGACGCATCTGGTCCGTCTCCGGGGCGCTGAGCCGGTCTGGCCGGGTTCCCTCGCGCGGCACGACGGCCAGCAGGGCGCGCTCCACGTCCGATCGATCCGGGATCCCGGCCAGCACGAGCGACAGGGGCGTGGCTCGCGTCATCTCACTCATCGGCAACGTCATGACTCCATCCTAGTCCATCGTTGACATCTTGTCTAGATCTTCTCTCACTCTCTCCCCTCCCTCTCCCTTCCTCTCACCGAAGTTGATCTTCCTTCCGTGCATGCGTGCCCGTTCTAAAGAACGGGCACGCGCACGGATCTGCACGGATAGGGTGCACGGATGTGCACGGACGTGCACGGATTATAGTCCTGACCTGCGGATTCATTCCGTGCAGATCCGTGCAAGCATGATCATTTAATCCGTGCACGGTTCCGTGCACGGATGTTTTCGATCTTGATCCTGCACGGATTACCCCCCTGACCTGCAAAAAGAATCCGTGCATAGACCCACGTCTATGCACGGATACCCTCTGACCTGCGGAAACTATGCGGGTTCGCTAGCCTTCCCAAACCGTCTCAAATTCGGACAAAGCCACTACCCGCCGCACCCCCCTCACTGCCCCTGCACGGATTACCCCCCTGACCTGCGGATCTGTATCCGTGCATAGCCGTGCATCTATGCACGGATAGCTCTGACCAGGAGAAACAGCGGTGGATCTTGCTACTCCAGCCGAATCGCCTCAATCTGGACAAAATCCACGCTCCAGCGCTCCCCCCGCACGTTGACCGCGACGTCCATGTCCTTCACTTTCTGCCACGCGTCCGTATACGCACTGCCACGCCCCGGGTCCTCCCACCGATCCGAGACGACCGCCTTGCACTCCGCCCTCGTGAGCCCTGTCTGGCCGCCGTGGTCATACAGCGCCTGAAGGATCCGGCGCTGCCACTTCGCCTTGGGGTTGGTGAGCCTGGCCGTCCAGTCCTGCGGTTGCTGGCCGGCCCAGGGCAGCGCGTCGAACGTCTCGATGTCGAACTCCGCCGGCGTGTAGCCGTCGCCCATGCCGGTCACCACCGCGCTGCCCGTGCCCTCCACCAGCTCCAACTTGAGCTGGAAGGCAGGTAGCTTCGCCTCGTCCTTGCTCTTGCGGTGGCGCATGATGCGCGGATTCGTCTCCGCCCGGTCCTCACCCTTGATCGTGATGTTGAACGCCTCGTCCGCGTCGTCCTCGATCGAGGATGATCCGCGTGCACGGTCACCGACGTGCCCCGTGTGGTGCGGAAGGATCGTGGTCACGCCGTGTCGATCGCGCAGGCCACGGATCACGTCCATGATCTCGCCCACCTGGCCGGAGTCGTTCTCGTCCATCCCCGGTGTGCTGGCATGCAGCGTGTCGTAGATGACCACCCGTGCCCCGGTCTCCTCGATGATCGAAGACAGCTCCGCGACGTCCTCCGGCCTGGTCAGCCGCACCGCCACGGGGATCAGCACGAACGTGTCCGGCACTGCTCCGTTACGCACCTCCCACGCGTTGAGCCGTTTCTTAATCCCGCTGGCCCCCTCCGCCGCCGCGTAGATCACGGGCACGGCACGCGGCACCTCGTGCCCCATCCATGGCTTGCCGGTGGCCAGGCAGCACGCCCAGTCGATCGCCACGAACGACTTGTAGGTGCCGAACTTGCCAGTCAGCATCATGATCGACTTCTCATGCAGCACGTCACGGATCAGCGGCACGGGGTCCGGCAGCGTGTGGATCTCGCTGCGCCGCAGCATCACCGACCTCAGCCGGCCCGCTGTGGGGGCCGTAGCGGCGTCCAGCTCGCTCGCCCCTACTCCACCCACCAGTTCGTGCCAGGGCTGGCGCATGCCGTACTCCAGCCCCCGCTGTGCCTGGCCGAGGGCGTAGGTCGCGCCGTTGGTGTCGCTGAACCCGTTCGCCTCACATGAGGCCATCAGGATGTCCAGCGCCTGCTCGTAGGTCCAGAACACCCCGACCCCATGGCCGGCCAGCACCCCGTAGCGCTGCGAGAGCAGGTGCGAGCGCGAGGATCCCGGCTCGGTCAGCGCCTCGAACGCGGCCCGTTCAGCGGCCAGCAGGGCCACCGCGTCCGCCCGGGTCTTCCATCCGCCGTCAGGCCCGAAGTCCTCCTGCCCTGCCTGGCCGCCGAACAGAGAGCTGACTTCACCAAGATCACTGGTTCCGTGCAGTTCCGTGCGTGGCTGCACGGAATGCACGGAACCATCCTGAGCAGGCATAACACGCTCAGGGGCTTTGGGACGCCGTGCGCTCTCCTTCGCCAGCATCCGACTGACCACGACCTCGGGCACGGGTGGCAGCGCCGCCCATACCGGCACCCCGTCCACCCACTCCCACGCCCCGCCGCGCGGGTCGATCGAGGGCGGGGCGAACAGGAACCCCCCGACGGAGCGCACGTCCACCCCGTCCGCCACGGTGCCCACGTTGTCCACGGTGAATGACCGATTCGGATCAGCCCGAAAGTAGTCATGCAGCCCGCCGGTGGGCGTGCGCACTCGCCATGACGACACCTGATCGCCGGCCAGCGCCGCCCATGCGGTCACGCCGTCCTTACCCTCGTGCACGTCCTGATCGATGCCGACGATGCCGGACTTGCCGCAGTCGATGCACAGCGCCGCGTCCTCGTACGTGCCCTCCGGGCCGAACCACCTGCGAATGACCAGGGGGTCGGTGGTACTGGCCGTGTCCCAGTCCGGGATCGGGCGCACGCCCTTGCGTCCGTCGCCACGCACGTACAAGCGGGTGGGGAACACTGCCACGCCATCGGCCGCGTACCGCAGGGCAGCGCGCAGAATCTCACTCAATTCGGTATCCTTCGCCTGCGATGAGGTTGTTGTGGTGGCCCGGGTGCTGAGTCCGGGTCACTCATCCTCCGCCGTGCGCCGGGTGATCACCAGGTCCCGGATCACTTCCGGTGGCTCGCACAGCCATCCCCGCTCCCGCAGTCTGGCCGCCGCCTTCTCCTCGCTCACCCGCATCCGCTTGCGGGTGGCCGCCGTGGCCTGGCCGAACTCTTCAGGGTCTTCCCAAGGTCTCATGATCAGCACCGTATCACGTATACGTGGTACGAAAGAACCCCCGCTCGGAGTGAGACGAGCGGGGGTTCAGGTGAGCAGGCTAGCCGACCCTGGTGGTGATCGTTATGTCGGCCACGCCCAGTGGCATCCGGTCGTCGATCATGACCGTCATTCCGAACATGGTGATCATGTCGCTTGTGATCGGCCAACCGCTGGTGGTTCTCCGCAGGTGCCCGCTCTCGTTTTCGATCCAGTCCAGCGTGGTGCGCGACATCCATACCCGGGAGGCGCGGATGTCGTCAGGACGCACCCGCTCCATCGTCGCGCGCACGCACGCGACGTCGTTGATAAACTGCTCCGCGCTGATCACGACGTGCGCTCCGCCCGCTCCAGCAGGCCGGCGCGCATCGCCGGATCCCGCATGATCTCGTCCAGCGAGGGCGGGTAGGTGTAGCGGGAGAACTCCCCCGCGTAGGCGTCGGCCAGCTCGCGCCAGGTCAGCCCGAGCGTGCGCGCCAGGTCCGCGAACACTCCGACCCCGCCCACGTTGAGCCGTTCCGCGCCGTCCAGCCCGCCGTGGGTCAGCGCGTAGTCCGTCGTCCAGGATCGCGACTTGCCGAACACTGCCCGCAGGCGATCGATACGCTGAAGCGTCTCGCGCGGGAACCCGATCCCCGTCTGCACACTCTTGGCCGTCATGATGTCCTCTCGCTGACACGTAGATGCTCCTACCTGCACAGCGCAGGCAATCGTTAAGATGTCGCCAGGATACAGCACAGCCATGTCTTGACAACACCCTGACGATAGGACACGCTCTTCTCATGACTGAACGAGATGTCAACGATTCCATGGAGAGCTTGCGGAGCGCCGTCGTCGATGCCGCCCTGGCGTGGCATGTGAACGAGCACGCCGATGCCGTCTCGCGCCTGCACATGCAGTGCACCGCACTGCGGACGGAGCAGCGCCGCCTGGCCGAGCGGCGTGCGGAGCGAATCGCCGGCGCGCAGCGTCAGGTGGTCAGCGCGGCCACGGAGCTGGCGGACTTCCTGACCAAGGTCGAACGCGGCACCATTCGCGCCGTTGCGCTGGAGGAAATGTCCGGCCTGCGCGCTGCCGTCGCTGTCCTCCAGACCCTGAGCGAGGTCAAGCCGTGACCCCGGCCGAGCGGGCCGTCATCGACGCAGCGCTGAAGCATGCGGACGAGGAGACGGAGCGCAGCATCAGCGTGCTGGCCGCCGCCATCAGCACCCTGGCCGATGAGCGGCGGGAGCAGCAGCGGCAGCGCGCGGCGCGGATGGAGCGCGTCACGCAGGAGGTCATCTTCGAGGCCATCGCTCTCGTGCACACGATCGAGCAGCGCAAGGACGGCAGCGCGCTTAGCTTCGTTGCGCTTCAGAATGCCGTCCACGCCCTGATCAAGGTGCGAGAGGAGTTTCGGTCGTGACCCCGGCTGAGCGGGCAGTCATCGACGCAGCGCTGAGGTGGCACGCGCCGTCGGCGCGCTGGTGTGGACCCGAGGAGACTGACCTGACTAACGCGCTTGATGCCCTACTGGCGGAGCGCGAGCGCCAAGCGGCCGGCGAGAACGAGTTCGTCTGGGTGCTGCGGACCTGGCGCGACGTGCGGGCTGGCGATGTCGTGCGCCCGCCGGCGGTCGTCAATGCCGAGGTGACCATTGAGACGATCGCTCTGCAGCGGTGGCACGTGGATCCGCGCGGCTCGAAGTACTCGCCCGTCCCGCTGGAGCACGAGTACCTGGCGGTGCGCGCAAGGGGATGGCCCGAGGTGCGCCAGATCAACCCGGACGCGTACGTGGAGATCATGCTCGAAGCGCGTGAGCTGGCCGCGATCGAGGCTTTCGGTGAGGACGGATGGAAGGGGCGGGAGTCGTCATGCTGACCAGCACGCAGGTAGAGGGCATCATCACGCGTCTCACCCCGCCCATGGTGGCGGCCATCAGGGAGTCGGTGAATCAGTACAACAGCGAGAGGATCGGGCGCTACCTGGCCGCCACCGTCCACCCGGGCACGCTGTTGAGTCTGCGCCGGCGCGGTCTGACTAACAGCTCCGATCACCTCACCGCCGACGGTGTGGCGGTGCGCGCCTACCTGCGTCGGGCCACCACCGGGCACGAGGCCGGCGACGCCGCTCCGAGCCTGGACGAGCTGATCACCAGGATGGAGCGGCGCATCCGCTACGAGGTGATCCAGGATCTGATCACCTTGCCGCTGGGCTACCGGCCGCAGGACGTGGCGCAGGCGCTCACTGAGAAGTACGGACTACCCCTCCCGCCCTCGTCCTGATACACTCGTTAAGTACTTGACGATTGATGGGAGATCGATCATGCCGTACGCTCCGCGCCAGGTCTTGCGATGGGCCAACCCCCCGCCCCCGCGCGCGAACGCTGAACCTCTCGTCCGGCGTCCGAAGTCGTCACAGTGGGACGCGGTAGCCAGTCAGCTCAAGGGCGAGGCCGGCACCTACGCCGTCATCTTTGAGGGCACCTACGCGCAGGCGTGCGGCATCTTGACTGCCGTCAATGGGGCGAAGCTGAAGTGCTTCGAGCCGGCCGGAGCCTTCCGTGCCACCATGCGCACCATGTGCGGCACCACCGAGGTCTACGCGAAGTACGTGGGTGACAAGCGATGAAGCTGCGCGACTATCAGGTGGCGGCCATCGCGGATGTCGAGCGCCGCCGCCTGGCCGGCGACACCCGGGTGCCCATCGTGCTGGCCACGGGGCTGGGCAAGACACAGATCTTCGCCAGCTACGTGGATCAGTGGCTGAGCCAGCACCCCGGCCAGCGCGCGCTCGTGCTGGCGCACACCGATGAACTGATCCAGCAGGCAGTGACTCGGATCAAGCAGATTGCTCCGGACCGCAGCGTCGGGGTGGTCAAGGCTGGCCAGAACGAGGTATTGGCAGAGATCGTGGTCAGCTCGCGGCAGACCTTGGCCACGGCCAGGCGGCGGGAGCAGTTGCGGTTCGTCGGTTTGATCGTCATTGACGAGTGCCACCACGCCACCGCGACGAACACCTACGGCAAGATCTTGGAGCACTTCGAGGACAAGCACCCGGTCTTCGTGCTGGGTGTCACCGCGACGCTGGCACGCAGCGACAAGGCGAAGCTGAGCAGCGTGTGGCAGGACTGCACGTTCGTCCGGGACATCACGTTCGGCATCCGCAACGGCTACCTGCTGGACGTCACCGGTGAGCAGATCATCGTGCCGGATCTGGATTTTTCCAACATCAGGATCAAGGGCGGTGACTACGCGGAGGGCGACGTCGCTGAGGAGCTGGAGCGCACGTTCGCTCCGGAGATCATCGCGAAGGAATACGCGCGCCTTGCTGGCTTCAAGGACCCTGACGACTGCCCTGGCCCGTGGTCAACGGTGCGACGTGGCATCGCGTTCTGGCCGCTGGTGGAGACCTCGTATCACGGCGCGCGGGCGTTCGATGAGATCGGGATCCGCTCCGGCGTGGTGCACGGCGGGCTGGACAAGCGGTTGCGGCGCGAGCTGCTTCAGCGCTTCCACCTCCCGCTGACCCACAGCGAGGCCATCGACGTCATGCACAACGCCATGGTGCTCACCGAGGGATTCGATGAGCCCACCGCTGATGTCGTGGTGATCGCGCGCCCGACCCGCAGCGCGCCGTTGTATCAGCAGATGGTGGGGCGCGTGTTGCGCCCGAACTTGGAGCTGCCGCCGGAGCAGCGCGGCAAGGCGCTGATCCTGGACGTCACCGGGGCCGGCGCGAAGCATGACCTGCGCGCCCTGCTGGACCTCTCTCCCGAAGCGCCACCGAAGGATGATCTGGACGATGAGGTTCTGATCTTCGATGAGGAGCTGGAGGAAGCGCTAGGCGACGGGCCTATCACCTTCGAGTCCCCCGCCTATGCCGGCCCGGTGGAGACCCGGGCGTTCGATCCTCTCGGCCGTGACAAGGTGTGGGGACGCACGGCCGGCGGCCACTACTTCATCAACGCCGGCTCCGGCTACGTCTTCCTGTGCGAGTCCCTGGCCGGGGATCCCGGCACGTACGACGTGGTGACCTGCTCGCAGCGCCGCACCGCTTACACGGACCGGCGTACCGGCCAGCACATCGAGGCATTCCAGCGTGGCACCGGGCACACCGCGCTGCCGCTGGAGCTGGCGCTGTCGTGGGGCGAGGAAGTGGCGACGGAGCTGGGCGGTCACGGCAGTAAGACCCTGACCGGGCGCAAGTCCACGTGGCGCAACGGCGCGCCCACCGCCGCGCAGGTCGGGGCGGCCAGAGGGTGGGGGATCAGCGAGACAGACATTCTACGAATGTCGAAAGGTGAACTCAGCGAGGCGATCGACGCGCGCGCTGCCGCGAACCGGATCGATCCGCTGGTGGCGCAGGTGAAGGCCATGATGACGGCAGAGGTGAACGCATGACGGACTGGGAAGCGAAGCTGAGCGCGTCGATCGGGCGAGAGCTGGCATACAACGTCGGCGCGCTGACCGACCACTACGTCAGGTGCGACATGTCGCCGGAGACGCTGGCCGCCGGCACGAACGTGTGGCGCTCGTGCGCGCGCGTCGATGAGCACGATCGTGCGGGGATGGCCTACGCGGACCACCTTGACAAGACGCGGGCAGAGCGTAGACTGAACGAGTAGTTAACGATGACAAGGGAGGGGATGGGGATCATGCGAGATGAGATCAAGAAACTCCACAAAACACTCAGCGAGCCCATGCTGGACGCGATCCGTGGCAGTTACGACGGATGCTTCAACGTGCTGGAGGGTGGCGAGCGCACGCTGGCCGCGCTGCGCCGGCGCGGGGTCCTGCACGAGGACGGTCGACTGACCGCGCTGGGTGTCGAGGTGCTCAACTGGGAGCTGGGCTACGGCTACTTCCAGACCACTGAGTGGGCCGAGTGCGACGCGTACGACATGCAGTCCGCGCGTGAGCTGGTGGAGCGCACGGCCAGGAACGCGAACCCCCACCCGTCCGCCAAGACCCTGGCGTACCAGGTGCTCGATCACATCGACGCGGACCCGCAGTCGTGGGAGCAGGGTGTCTGGCTGGACAACTGCGGCACGGTGGCTTGCTTCGCGGGATGGGCGAGCCTGCTCTCCGGGGACACCCCGGAGAGCGGCCCCGGCGGTGGAGTGGACACGCCGGCTGGTCCGCGCTACGTGTCGGAGCGTGCGAGGGAGTTGCTGGACGTGTCGGAGTTCCTGGCCGGCGAGCTGTTCGCGGCCAGCAACACCCGGGCGGATCTGGGCTGGCTGGTCACCATGATCTACGGTCCGCGCGAGACCCCGGAGTACGTCGCGTGAGTAGTCTGTTCTTCCGCAGCGACGCCGGCGACGATCCGTCCGAGGAGCAGGCCAGAGTGTCGATGGCAAACGCCCCGATGGGCGTGCGTATCGACCACCTCGGCCGCTACAAGATGCCCCTGCTCCCGGGCGAGTCCGGCCCGAAGTCCGGTGGGGACTGGGTGCCGCGTGGTGTCCAGTCCGCCACCAACCTGGCGGGCGCGATCGTGGAGAGCAGGCAACTCGGGATCTGGGATCGCGAGCGTTCACAGATCGGGCTGGCCCTGCGCCCCGACCTGGTGGAGCGCCTGTCATTCGCCACCCGCAAGGCGCTGGCCGAGGGTGCGGACTTCAACGAGCGCCACACCTACAAGGATCTGGCGGCGGAGCTGGAGCTGATCCACAAAGAGGCGAAGCAGACCGCCGGCGGGAACGCGGCGGCGCAGGCCGGCACGAACCGACACGACGTGTGGGAAACGGCGGTGGGGCGTGACGAGTCCTCGCTGTTCGGCACGCCTCAGATCAACGCGCAGATCCAGGCGCTCAATGAACTGCTGGAACGCAAGGGACTGAAGCGGGTGCTTGGCTTGCAGGAACGCACCGTGCGCAACGTGCACCTGCGCGCCGCCGGCCGCTTCGATGACGTCCTGATCACCACCCGAGACATCCCGTTCAGCGCGTCGGAGGGCGGCATCATCAGGAAGGGCACCCTGCTGATGGCGGACCTGAAGACGAAGAAACGCGCGTTCTGGAGCTGGCTGGAGGTGCGCATTCAGCTGGCCGTCTACGCCACCGCTGAGTACATGCTGGCCTGCGACACGTACGTTCCCGGTCCGAAGTTCCACGTCTCGCAGGACTGGGGCGTGATCATGCGTATGCCGGCGGATGGGGGCGCGCCGGAGCTGTCCCGCTGCAACCTGCGGGTCGGGCTGGCGCACGCGGAGCTGGCGCGTGCTGTCTGCGACGCACGCAGCGAAGGCAAGTCCGTCGCCGCCCACCGGGAGGCCATCTGGCCGGATACCACCAACGAACTGGAGATGGGGATCTGATGGGGATCGAGGACCGTAACGGGGATCTGGCGTGGCGGGTGATCGACGCGATCGAGCAGCACCGTGCCGCGTTCAACATGGGCATGTGGGTGTACGACCCGGACGCGGACTACAGCGTGGAGAGTAAAGTCACCCTGGCCGATCTGGAGGACGAGTGCGGCACGACGGCGTGCTTCGCCGGCTGGACCGTGGCGCTGTCCGGCATGAGCATGGATCTTGAGCACGACACCGCGATCAACGCGGAC